TACAGCAAATAACTCACCTACTCGGAAGTTACCGTCCTGGTCAGTTGATGTGTAGAACACACGACCACCTTCTTTTTCTTGAACTTCTTGCTCTGGTGATACAATAGTTCCTATTGGATTTAGTACATCCGGATAATTAGTTTGTTCAAAATTACCTAGGCCAATGTCTAAGAAGTCGTGTCCTGTCAATCGAACCTGACTATATAACTGCCTAATCTGTATTGCTTCGTCATGCTCAGGAGATTCGCCCCTATTAATATCTTTAGCAACAGAAATTCTTGCGGTTACATTCGGGAAAGTTCCGGATAAAATAGTAACTGCTAACAGCTTGTACGTGTAGTCGTTGATGCTTGCAAATCTTAAGTTATCGCCTGGACCAGGCAGTCTACTTAAATTGTTAATAATTAAATCACTTCCAAGGTGATACTGATCTTTGTATCCGTCGCCTATTATTGTTGCAGAAGTACTGGTAGTTGCCCATCCTGTACCTGCATTAAGAATAGTTGGGCTAGCCAATACTCCGTTTCCGATTCTAGCCAGTGTTGCTACTTCAGAGCTATTATTAGGATCTGTTATTGACATGATTGGGGAAGAACTATATCCGCTTCCTGGCTCCCATATGTTAAATTCGCTAATTCTACCGGATACTACCGTTGCTCTAGCTTTGGTGGTAACACCTGTATTAATAATTCTAGCTGAGGTTGAGTTAACTGATGATCCTGATATTGCAACAAATTTGCCAGGTAAAGAAGATACTCCCGGTGCAAATACTACTCCGGCCCATGTTGCTGAAGTTCCAATATTTTGTGTTGTCCAGTTTACGCCGTCATCTGAGGTTGCACATACATTTGTTCCGCTAGCAACTGCAACAAACAAACCTTGTCCGTAAGTAACTTGTTGCCAATTAAGTGTAGACGGTAGTGTCCCTGTTATCCAGGTTATTCCGTCGAAACTAATTGCAGTTGCTATTGATAAAGCAGTTCCTCCAGCAATTGCAACATATCGGCCATTGCCGTATGTTACGCTGATGGCTCCTATACCTGTACTGCCGGCAGTCCAGTTAGTTCCGTCAGTGCTGTATACCGTATCAACTATTGACGAATCGCTTAGTGCCACAGCAACAAATTTACCTTTGCCGTATGTAATAGAATTCCAGTCTGCACCTTCTGGTAGTGCTGCTGAAGTCCAGCTTACTCCGCCGTTAGTTGATCTTGCATACGTTGCACTGCCGCTAGGAACGGCTATCCAAACACTATTTCCATAAGCAACATCTCGATATTCAAGACCAAGCGGCATTGTCATTGCTGACCAAGTTACACCGTTGTCTGTTGATCGTGCAGCTTCACCGTCTGCACCGAATATCATAAGAACGCCACCTACAAATTTAATTTTGTTCCAGTTCGCTGTCTCTGGGAGGCCGGCTAGTTGACTCCACGCTTCTCCATTAGTTGACACTCCAACATAGTTAATATCTAACGCTGATGCAAAAAACTTGTCAGCGGATCTTGTAATAGATGTCCACTGTTTGTTTGCAGGCAAAGCTGCTGCGGTAGTGGTAAAACCAGGACTAGTAAAGCTAACTCTAGGTTCAACATAATATACTGTTGTGCCATCAAGTGTACTTTCGATTGGTGTTCCTGGAATAACATTTTCCCATCCTAAAAAGTGGATAGTCATATTGCTCAGGGCATTACTTCCATTAATTAAGAAATACACAGGATCAAGGTCGCTACCGTCTAAGCTAAGTGTAATAACATTACTGCCCAATGATTTAATATAATAGACCGTTAGTGGTTGTATGTTTCCAAATTGTGAATCGTCTGTAGATGAAAATATTACAGGATCTCCTACCTTTACTGATTCGGGAGGACTTGAATTTAATGTTACGGTATTTCCAGAAGAACTAGTACTCAACACTGTTATACTCGGTGTTGACTCTGTTGCTACGTATGCATATTTTCCAGCATCATCAAAGTCTGCAACATAACCGTATTGACCAACTCCTAGGCCTGCACTTATATATACTCGCATTCCAATGTATACATCACGTTCGGCAGAGTCTGAGCCGGCTAGTTGAATTGATCTAGAATTTCCGCTTTGTGCAGAATTAGTTGTAAATGTATAACCAGCGCCGCCTGCATTTGAAGAGTCACCTGGGTCAGTAATTCTAACTTCATATGTGCCGCCGTCTCTAAATTCGTCAACTAGTATGGACGCATTAATACCTGCACCTGCCAGTGTCATTGTTGCCTGTGTATAGGTTGTGCCGGCATTACTAAAGAAAAATTTCTTTATCTGTCCGTTACTGCACAGTACTTGTGAAACGTCGGCTTCGTAATATCGATTATTTACAGTAGCCGTTATTGGATTTTCGCCTGCGCTTGAACCAATTGAGATCGCTCCAAATTTTCCATATGAACAGTTTCCGTTGGTACCTCGAATTTTTCCGCCAGCAGTACACAGATAGCCAATATGATTATAGTAAGTAAAGACTGATACTGCTTCTGATCGGCCTGCACTATTACACCATATTCCAATGCCGTCACTTAAAATTTGTGTAAAATCATTACATACAATTGTTTGATTACCGCCAGCGTGTAAATCTCCGTCAACTTTTAGTCCAACACATCCGGTACCAAAGGTTGTTACGTTTTGCACATACGGTGATTTAGTCCCTACCCATGCTGTAGTGTCGCCTACTCCCCATCCTGGATCTAAACTTGCGTAGGCGCCCGCAGTTGGACGTTGATATACATATTCTATTTGTGTTTGCGCTGGAGTTAATGTACCAGATAATCCTCTAAGCGTCATGTTTCGTAAACCGGTACCATCACGCAACAAAAACATATTTTGTATTTTATTTCTATTATATGAGTTTGCATTTATAAAATATGTTGCAAGTTCGTATGTTTTATAATTTCCAGTATATCGTAGATCGTAAATTACTGCATCGATTAGTGCGTTAATATCTTGATTCCATCTTGCTGGCGGCACAAATGCTGCTGTGGTTTCAAGATATAGTGTAACTTCATTAAGAATAAAAGATTTATTATTAACTAGTTGTGCCGCGGCATTTAGTTTAAATGTTTCTGCAGTTACGTTATTTGTGCTAGTTGGTGTTTGCGAATTAAATGTAGTAATTCTACTTTCAAATAGTTCCAATAATGATTTAATAGCTAACACTTCACCGGGTGATGCAGCAGATCCGGAAAAGTCTTGTGGTACAGTTCCATATAAAACAGTAGTTGGATCTACTGGATCATCTGCACCAACTTGAATTTCTTGTATGATAAATCCTGCAATATCTTGTATGTATGCAGATGCCGATGACAGCGTATTTAAATAAGCTGTGGATAACACTTGATTTGCAGGAGCTACTACAGTACTACGTAATTCGTCTCCTACGATTCCTACAAATGCAGGAATACGTATTGGTAATATTTCTTCAAACACGCCAGTTCTAACAAATATAGTTGCCGGTGATCTAGTTGCTTGGTCAGCAAGGATATAATCACATGCATATCGTATGGTTCTAAATGTAGCGTTAGGAGAACCACCTTGAGTTTCTTCGTCTACACCTGTGAGAGAAACATAGTATACTCGATTGCTTTGATTAAGATCAATCCAGCTTGCGTTATTTGTGCTAGATGCTACAACAGCTTGTCCTACATTACCCACTGAGATATTAGTAAATCCTACAGTACTACCGTCTTCATCTAGACCAAATGTTCTTAGATCTCCACGATTTCTCAATCTATTAACTGCTGATCCTTCAGTAATTTTGATCCAATATCTGCCAGTTAATGTGCTGTCGCCTGCGCCAGCTTCAGTTCCCATCCCAATTAACGGATCATCGTCTGGTCTATTTGTAGCATCTGATACATGTTTATCAACGCACTTGAATGTACTGGATATCCAAAGCACTGTGTCGCCGGTAATATAGGTAACGTCAGTGTCCCAGATACCTCTCCATCGTGTTCCAGTAATAATTAATTGCCAGTATGTTGAGTTAGTAGAGCTACCATCTTCTGCGGTGTCTGGATCTACAAATGTATTTTTAAGTATAGCAACATACAAGTTGCCTCCACGTCTAACCACATCTCCTGGTCGGTATTGAATGGCACTAGTCCACTCTCCACGCATTCTACTATTTTCAAACAGCAGCGTCCATGCACTATTAACTCCGGGTTCGACTCCCGGAGTTAATGCTGATCCAAATATATCCTCTGTTGTTGCATATATGTTTCCGCCGTACCTAACAATATCTCCCTTGTTGTACTGAACCAGCGGGCTCCATGCTGTTTCAAATTCAACACCAGGAGAATATATTTCCCACTGAGTGGAGTTGAAAAATGTACCCGATACTTCTAAAACATTATTCTTTTTGTAAATATATCCGCCAAATTTTATAATATCATTTGGATAATATAATGTCGTTGCCTGCCAATCACCGCGATATTGTATGCCGTCATAAATTAATACCCAGTTGGCTATATCGTAAGGTATGCCTTCTTCTATATTTTGTGTTGACACGTGACCGATAGTACAGCGATAAACTCTACCATTATATTTGACAAAGTCATTGGTTTTATATAGTGTTGATGTTTGCCAATTTCCGGTCCAGTTATCTGAAATACTAACAACGTCCCAGTTGGCAATACTTGATTCTAATGTAGGATTATCGCCGCCTGCAGAAAGGTGTGGAAGATTGCATCGATATACTCTGCCGCCAAATCTAACAACGTCATTTAGTTTGTAGTAGGTGACAGGTAACCAAGTTGAAAACCAAGTCTCTGTAGAAATTAACACAGTCCAGTGTGTAAGTTCTTCATAAAATCCGCTGACTAACGCTGACGACGTATGTGGTGCTGTACAAATATAAGAAATTCCGCTGTATTTGGCAATATCACCAATAACGTAGTCATACTCTGTTTGCCAATCGCCGGTCCAACGTGCGGAAGTAACCATTAATTGCCATCTAGGAATCGCTAACGGTGGTATGTCTCCATTAATTGCATTTAGATCTGAGTAGAAATCGGTGTTTGAAGTATGTGAAGTAAGGCATACATATACCAATGCTCCAAAATTAACAATATCGTCTGGATTGTATTTTGTGATAGACGACCACTCGCCTCTCCAGGTACACTTAAATCTACTTAATTTAAAATCAGCCATAGTTTATTTTATTCCTCTGAAACGCCAGCAGTATATACGTGGCCGCTATTAACTCTTGCTACTAGTTGTCCATCGTTATCGATGTAATAAAAAATAGCTCTATCATCCCATCTATATTGTTGATACTTTAAATTTTCATAAGGTTCGTTATGATTAACATCGAGCCCTTCAAAAAAATCTACTCCAACTTCAAAACCATCAAAATTATTTTCTGGTGCACCGGGTACGTTGATCTCAATAGAATCAGCTTCTTTCATCTGATCGCTTCGTACTAGAAACATGCTGCCATTTTCATTTTTTCGAAGTGCGTAGAAAAATCTAGGAGTATCGCCTAATCTAGATTGTGGGTCTGTACCTAAATAATAACTTGAATTAGCCATTTGTTATTCCTTATGATATTTCTACAAAACTTACTGTTGCATCGATACTGCTAGCAGTATCGCTGACAATTCTTAAAATATGCCCTTCAGGCAGAATCAATTTCTCGCCGTTGGTAATAACTTTAAGAGACGAGTTCGGAGGAATAGTTATTCCTTTAACATAATATGCCGATTCACTACCACCTCCTACTACTATTACATCAACGTTAACTGTGTCGTAATCTGTTGTGTTAGCAAGATTACAGCCTATTACTGTGGTTCTAAACCCATCAGGAGTGCTCAGTACGTCAACTGGGGATATTCCTATATCAGTGTTTATTGAATTTCTAAATGTGGTTGGCATCGTGTTATCCTAAAATTAGTGCAAATCTTGCGGCAATATCTGTGGCTGTTCCTTCAGAAACAGCTCCAATCGAGCCTGCAGGACTTGACCATTGTAATCCGTCCCAGATTTCTAAAGACTTAGAATCTGTGTTATATCGTGTCATACCTTCGACAGCGTATGCTGTTGGTCTATCAGACGTAGGACCTACAGGTGGAACAAACGCATTTGTTCCTTCAAATTTTACATACCCTGTACCTGTTTGTCTAAATGTTGAAATAGAATCGTTAACAAAGTTTGTGATAACATTGTCACGAACAGCATAGTGTCCCAATACTACCGAGCCAGCTGCATTAGCATCTAATATAAGATTCTGGCCTGGAGTGGTTGTAATTTGATTATCTGTAAAAATCAAATTGCCTACATTGAATGCTGTTAGAGCGAGTGTATCTGCAGTAATAGTCTGTGCATATACATTTCTCCAATTGTAAGATGCTGAGCCAAGATCGTATGTAGCGTTAGTCTCTGGAATTAGGCTGCTTCTAATACTGGCATTGATAGTAATAGAATCAGTAATAGCATTACCAATAACTAAATTGCCATCAATTCTAATATCGCCGGTCGCTGTGATATTGCCATCAACAGTAAGTGTGCCGGTAACTCTAGCACTTGACTGTATGTCTACAATGCCTGTACCAGATGGACGTAGTTCTAGATTTTGATTTGTTGCAACCGTAGAGATTGTGTTTCCGTTAAGCTCGATATCATTTACTAACAGTCTAGAATGATATGCTGTAACGTCCGCGCCAACGGTTGTAAAATTAATTGTTTGAGCAGTACTGGCAATTGTGTTACCGGATACTGTGAAGTTTCCAATAGTAAATTGATTGTCTACTTTTAGTGTTGTGGTCTTTGCACTACCAACAACATCTAGTGAGTATTGAGGTGAGCTGGTGTTTACACCAATGCGGCTATTATTAACATCAAGATATAAGAGGTCTGTCTCAAAGGCTAAATCCACACCGTCTCTGATGAGGTTTGACTTTAAGAGCGGACCGGAAATTCGACCGATAGCCATGTGCTCTCCTTAACCCCGTGTTTCACGGTTAACCACCTTGCATTGCGGGTTTACCACAGTCTGATCATACAAGAAATGGTCGTTTCTTGTAATCGTTAGTATTTATACAGATTGAAAAATTAACCCAATATCAAGCTATATATTTCGCCAAGTTCCTGCATGATAGTTGCCGTAACAACAGTACCACCACCTGTTGCCACTTGATAAATCGATCCGTCAAAACATTCAAGATACTGAAAATCAGTATTCCATCTAGTTTCACCAATTTCACCAAATGGTCGTTGTGATATGTCCCCTACAGGAATAACAATAGCGTTGGTGCTGTCAAATTCAACATAGCCTCTTCCTGTACTTTTAAATGTTAAAGGAGTATTAAGAGTGTTAGATATAACATTATTTTCAATTGTTAAATCTTCTATTTCAATAATTCCGGTATTTGAAAATAAATTTAAATTATCATTACTTCGAATGCTGGTAATAGTATTACCTAAAAACGATGTTTGGTCGCTAATTCTCAAGTCCGTAATAACTGCAGAAGTAATATTAACAGATCCGTTAAGATACAGTGTTCTCCATTTTTTATCACTTGATCCTAAGTCATATAAATTAGTAACTCCTGGTTCGATAGTTTGTGTAAAATCAGTATTAACAGTTACAGTATCTATAGGATTGTTACCGATGATCAGTTGCCCTGCAATTGTTACATCCGAACGTGCAATTATATCTGTGTCAACTGATAAATTTCCAGCAATATTTGTATTGCTTTGTATTTCAATACGCCCGGTTCCGCTGGCATCAAGTACAATACTTTGATTAGTTCCAGTGGCTTGGATATAATTATCTTTGACTTTTAATGCTGTATTTCGAACTTCTCCGTACCGAACAAATGCATCAACTCCGGTAGGAGCAATGACAATATTTCCAGTTACAGAACTTATATTATTTGTGTTGTTAAAAACAATGTTAGAAAAAGTAGCAGTGCTTCCTATCGCTGTTAAGTTAGACGACACATGAGCAGATCCATTTACAGTTAGGTCATTAGAAAAACCATCAATATTAATTCCAATACCACGACCTGTTGCTAATGCATTTCCGCTTGGATCTCCGTCTTCGTAGATATTTTCTGGTAGGCTCGGTGCTCTGTATGGCCCTACTTTTAGATACATTAGATCTGTATCAAATGCTAGATCAATGCCGTTACGTTCTAAATTATATAAGGTGTCTGTTACACGTTTCCCCAGCATTTGGCCGCTGATTTTACCTACTGATGGCACATCTTTTGGCTCGCTGCCAAATTCGCCTTCACCACCTAAATTAAGATCATCGCCTAATATGCCTGCCATGTTATATTATTCCTTAAGGTGCTTGTGTAATTTCTGTTGCGAATATTCTAACGTATACCGCATTGGCACTGGGCGTGGTACACAGTACTTGTATTCTGCTGGTAAGTGCGTTCCACTGTGCGGTAAATGTTGCCAATGGCGCTGTACTGGTATGTACAACAGCATATACTGAAGAAGCTATGTCATCGGCTCTAAAACTTTTGGCTATGATCATTTCACACGCTTGTGAGTCGGTAGCCGCCGCCGCGCCTTCAAAGCCTTCAACTTGTATCAATAATTTTACAGTGTATTGAACGGCAGAAGCCGCTGTGTAAACCACAGTACTGGCGTTGCCTGGACACGTCACTGTGATAGTGTCGCGTTGTAGGGCACTTCTGGGATAGGATAATGTGCCGTCTGAACCAAAGGTCCAGTTATTGCCGCTGTTACTGATTGTGCCCTCTGGCGGTAAGGTCAGTATGCCATCTTCACCAAACTGCCAACGATGCAGAGTCGAGTCCGATAAGTTAATGTCAATGTTGATATTGCTTTCACTGCGAAGATCTCCAACACTGCCAGTGCCTGCAATAGTCTGTGCTAGGCTTGATGGAAATGTGCCAAATACATTTTTCCCGCCGACTGGAAAATTTACTTTATTATTGTTGTTTGATGATGATATAACTGTATTGCGGGATAAAGTTTCTACAGTTAAAACTTTAGTATATGTACCTTGGCCAATTTCCCAATTTCCTACATTGTCAATGATTCCGTAGTAGGTGTCGTTGCCGCTGCCGACAGCTTCAAAACTTTGAAAACCCAAGGCAGTATCCGCTAGGGTAATTGTACCCGTTCCTGCTGTTTGGGATCTTACTTTTACACGGTCTGCTAATACTAGGGCCATTACATATCTCCAATTCGATATGTATATTTACCTAGATCCTAGTTAGTTAGCAAAGCCAAATAATATTGTGATATTTTTAGTGTAGGGAATAGGGCTAGTGAATACAATATATGTATTCCCCGAACCTAAATAGTTGTTTGCAAGACTATAGTTAGTATCCGAAATTTGCATAACGTTTTCTACTAATACTATAATGTTGTTTGCAGAACTAGGAATTTGATCTAAAGGACCAAATGTTGTTTCGATGCCGTCACCTGGGCCTAGAGTCTGTTTGTAGATAGATTTAGCACCTGGCGCACGTATAACTTCCCAATGATCTTGTACATACGCTTCAATGCCAATGTCTAATCCTGTAAGAGGATCATTAGTGGTGTTATATCGAATATATCCGTTAACACCTGCTGGGTGCCTTGCTCCGGTCTGGCCGGGCATGGTACCGAATGGGCGTTCAGCTGTTGTGCCTTTTGGCAACATCAATCCGCCTTTTAGATTCATTACGGCACGGCCGTATTGATTTGTAAAAAGTGTTTGATCTGTAGGATTTAATCTACTGAGAGATTTTTGTTTTAAGAATCTCATACTGGTAATGCGCTCACTGTTATGCTTAGTCTATTACCTACAGATGCTGTTGCTCTAATTTGATCTCCGCTGTCTAGCACAATACGCTCTTCACTTAAAAATACAGTTTCGCCTGCGGGTACAATTAGTTCGCTGATAATTCTGTTAGTAGCTGTGCTTGTTGGTCCTAAAGGATCATACTTGCATAAATTAATAGTGATTGTTGCACTGCCAACTGTTTCGTCTGTTAGATCAGGGGTCGCTGTATTACAAATAATCATAGTAGTGATTGCGTTTACCTGCCCAACTACTAACCCGCCAATTGGGGCTCCTGTAGTTGTACTGGTGTAAACTGCTTGATCACTACTTGTTGTTAATCTTGTGCTATAAATCATTTCTTTTTCCTGTTAGAAAATCATGCTAAAGAGTAATGCTTTTCTTTTACTTATAAGCTCACCGTTGTCAGCCGAGTTAACAAAGAAAATTCCAGTTGTACCAATACTTGGAGCTCTAGCATAAACCACTGTTGAGTTTGAAACTACTGTTGGATTTCCCAATCCTCCAACAGAGTCTAGTTGTATTCCGTAGGTAAATTGAACTTTACCGCCCTGTGGTAACCCTTCTTTGTTAGTGTCAAATTTAATATTTGCTGGAGTACTGAGAGCCTGTAACACCACACTGTCGGGAACTCCTACACCTGCATCTTCATTAAAAATATTTAAACCAAACAGTTCTGCTCTATCTGCATATATTTCTGCAGTCACTATATCATCTACAATAAATCCAACTGCACTTTCCGTTTCGGTTCTAGTAGTAACTGATTGCCAATACGCTAACGATCCAGCAGTGTCTGGAATATTTGGTGTTGCCCCACTGTCTCGAATAGCCACTCGAGTGTCTAATGCTCTAATCTGAAAAGTAGGCGAATCTTGAATAGCTCGATCTACATATCGCTTGTTTGGTATATCGCCGGGATCTGTAACAAGATTTGCATATACCGTTCCGGTTGCGTCTCCACGACTGCCAACTTTAACTACTCCGGTGCCTTCTCCGATTAAAATTAAGTCGCCGTCATCGGTTATGTCAGTTAAAATTTCTTTTAGTCGTAGTTTACTTACAGAATTACCGCTGTTGTCTACAAAAAAATATGAGCCAGCTGTGCCGCCAACAATATTCCAAGCGTTATCAGCTTCTGTGAATATGAAACCAATGTTAAATTCGGTACCTCTATCAACTTCGATACCGGCAGTTCCCAACGACACACCTGCACCTGTTTCACCGGCATTAATTGTGATGATGTTATCATTGATCGTTAACTGCTCGGTTTCAATGAATAAAGTATCACCTTCAACAACTAAATTACCGGTTACTCTAGTTTGACCTGTGGGACCAGTATCTAAGGTGATTGTAGCACCTTGCTTGGATTTTATATTGTAATCGCCGTTGACTTGTATTACTTGTCCCATACTTTAATCCTAGATTATAGTGCTGTTAGAACAATATAGTCTGCAGACGAATCGCTTTCTAAGTACCATTTGTAGCGGTTACCGCTAAAGTCAATAGCAATACGCTTGGTTAACTTACGAATAGCTACTAAGTTTTGATCTAGTAAACCAGTTGTAGATCCACGAATACGCATCTCGTATTCTGCTGCTGGAGTTCCTGATACTAATTTTGCTATGTATCTTGTATCTGGTGAGCCAATACGGGCGACCATGAATGAGCTTGCGCCGCGCTGCTTGATTAAAATACCGTCTGTTTGGTTTGTTGAACCATCATAAAATTCGCAAGTAATACCAGTTGCGGTACTTGCTGGGGTGTTAATTGCATCAACACCGTTTACATCTTTTCTTAATGGACGTCCCATTTTGTTTCTCCTTAATTTGACGTTCTAGGTCTACGCAGAGGGATTCTGCATAAATCTTCTGACTCTTTATTTATCCGCGGGCAATCATTGCCATCAACTCAATTTTTTCAACTGTGCTGAGTATTTGATTAATCGCATCTATTTCTTGTTGGGCTTTTTCTAGGTAGCTTTTATTATGGGTCTGTCTATAACTAACAAGATATTTGCTGTATTGCTGTATGTGACTATCTATCATTCTTTCTATATTAATAACATCGTGCTTAAACATAGGAAAACGTTTTCGCCAAATTGAAAATTGTTTTCTTAACTCGGTAAAGTCTTTATCTGATTCTATTTTCACCCAATATTTAAGTCAACAAAAAAGCCCCGAAGGGCTTTTTTGATATTGCAACAACGAATTACTGATTAAGCAAAACGTAGGTTATTAGATGTTACTTGAACTTTAGCTAGGTAGTCAGCTGCATTACCTAGTGAAGAAGCAGTATTAGTCAACTCAACATAACCATAACGTGTCATAAATGATACGACTGGTTCGAAGGTTGACGGATCTAATACAACACCGCTTGACATCAATGGGATGTATGGGCAGTAGAATGCTGGTGCATCGCTTTCGCTTGCGCCTTTGTATCCAATAAGGATATCATCGCTAGTTGCGTAGCTGTTTACAAACACACGTAGAGCACCGTTCAATGTACCAACAAACTTAGTGTTTGTAGGTGCTTCGAAAGTACCTTCTGTTGTACGAGCAAATGCGCTTGTAGTAGCAGATTGTAGAACTGTTAACATTGTTGGTGAAACAACAGCATAGTTACCAGCACCACGACGTGTACGCTGAGCAATCAAGTTAGCTGCACGATTGATTTGAACAGCTAAAGCAGCATGTTCGTCACCAACGAATGTAGCAGTACCAGAAACAGCAGCTTGGTCAAATGTTAATACAACACCAGCTAGGCTGTTCAAGCTACCAATAACTTCTTGATCGATTTCAGCAGTAATTTCTTGAGCTAAAGCAGCCATGATTTCTGCTTCGATGTCAATGCCTTGTTGGGCTTGTGCATCTTGAGCAGCTTCAAACGTCCAGCGAGCTGACAATTTACGTGTCTTGGCTTCAACTGTTTGTTTCAAGATTTGAATGCTTAGTTTGTTACCTGCAACACCTTCTAAAGCTGCTGTAGAAGCTGCTTTGTCGTTTGCTGCTGCACCAGAATAACCTTCAGCAATCTTGAATGGGCTTAGTGCCTCTTCACCAGCTGTAACGTCAGTACCATTTGTGCTAGCGAAGTTATCTGCATAACGAACACGCAATGTGTGGATTTGACCAACTGGGCCAGTCATTGGCTGAACGCCAACTAATTCATTAGCGATGACCGTAGGCATCACACGTCTGATCACTGGTAGGATCACACGATTTAGGGTAGCAACGTTGCCGGCGGATGTAGCTCCAGCTGTAGCAGACTCTGCCAAATACTTGCGGGTATTTTCTAGAGTGACTGCCATAACTGAACGCTTTTGGCCTTGAAGACCTTCTAAAAGGGCCTCTTTGGTTTCCGACCAGCGTGACTCGAGTAGTTGTGACATTATAGTTCTCCTTAAACTTTAAGTCCCGCAAGCCTGCGGATGTCAAAAATTTCAGCAGTTTTTTCTTCACTGCTTGTATTAGTAGCCTGCTTATTGCCTGTAATTTCTTTGCCTTCGATTAGTGTCTTCTTTGCCGGAATACCACCGTCCATGACAGCAGTTAAGTATTTGTCAAAAGCACCATGTAGTTTTTCTGTTTGCACAGATTCAAGTAATTCTTTCATAACCATTTTCTTGTCCCCGGACAATGGAGCAAGCAATTCACTCATAATTTCTTTACGAGTAGTTACGTCTTTCATTACTCTTAACTGACTTTCATGGCTTTCAACTAATTTTTGTGTTTCTACAACAATTTTTGCTGCTTCAGCTAATTCCATTTCTTTCTGCGCAACTACTTTTAATAGTTTTGCAGTTTCAGATTTTTCATTTAAATGACTTGCAGCAAATTCGCTTGCGAAGCTTTCAAAAATTCTGCGACCAAAATCATTCTTACGAGCAAGTTCAATGTCTTCCTTCAGTTGAGTCATTTCAGATTTCAATCCCTTGGAGACTGTTTCTTCGATGATTTTTACTGAACGTGCAACGAAATCTTTCTTGACTGCCTCAAACTTAGCCTTAGACTCGCGTACTAAACGCACTTTAGTTTCAGCTAAATCTTTCTTGTCTGCGTGGAATTCTGCGATTTCTTTGGCTAGACTATCCACAATAAAAGATTCTAATTTTGCAACATTGTCTGCTACTGATTTACGATCTTCGTGTAGTTCAGAAATTTCTTTCTTAAGATTATTAAGAACGAACGATTCCATTACTTTGGAATCTTGAGTCATCTTGGCAGCATAGTTAGCACGAGCTTCGATAAGACCTTGACGATCTTCTGCAAACTCTACTAACTCAGCTTGAAGACGATCACTTAACATAGCTTCAACGGCTTCCACCATTGCATTTTTGTCGTGTTCGTATTTCTGAGCAAACTCTTCACGTAATTCAGCAGTAACTAGGTCACGGTTTTCTTGAATACGGCCTTGCCAGCTTTTTTCAATTTCCGATTTGATTTCTTCGGAAATCACATTGTTCTCAAACAGTTGTTTTACGATATCTAGCATGTGATTCTCCTACTGTTAATTAAGTCCTGAGATGATTTTTCTCAGACTTTCTGCTATGTACTTCTGTGCCTTTACATCGCCTCTTACTTCTTGTGCTAATTGAAATGCTTTATAGCCACCTGTATTATTCATCAGGTGTTCATAAACTGGTGTTGGGTATGCTCCCGGGGCGCTTGGTTGTGCTACAATATCAACTGTGATAATTTCAAAGCCTTGAACATTACCACTGCCATCTACTTCGCCGGAACCTCTACTCGATACTCCCAACTTTACTCCACTCTCCAACATGGTCTGAACTAACTGACCCATTGGAGTTGGAATAATTTTAAGTTTTCCGTAGCCGTTAGGACCATCCATCCACATCTTGGTAATCATATGACTAACACGATCTAGATTGATTTTTAAATCCTGCGGGTGATCTAACTCTCCACAAACGGAATAGCCACCAGAGATTTGTTCGTTGAGCGTCTTGACAGCCCTGCCAATTTCTTGAGAAGAATAAACACGTTGATTTGCATTGCGGATATCACCTTGGATGCAAATCCCGTTGAGATGGAGCGACTTTTTGCCGGTACCATCTTCTTCGCTCTCTAGAACAATCCGAGCCTGGTCGAAATTCAAATGTTCTGCTAGTGTGAGTCTATTCACCATCATTTCCTATTCTCTACGACCACGGAAAATTGATTGCTTGTTATCAGCAGATTCTTTTGCACCTGCTTTTTCAGCACCATGACCTGGCTCTTTCTTAGAAAACGCATTACCGTTCTTAGCACCAGGAACATTAATATTGCCTGCATTGTCTTCTTTAGGCTTGTTGTTTGCTAGTCCGCCTGCTGTACCTTTAGAACTAGTATCTTCTTTTCCACCTAAGATGTTAGCGGTTGTGCCGCCCATATCATTCTTGCCAGCTACGATTGACTTAGTAACTGCGCCAGATTCAGCTGCGCCTTTCTTTTCTGCGCCGTGACCTGCTGGAACTTTCTCAACATATTCACGTACTGTAGCTAAATCATCAAAACCTTCTTCTTTAGCGAATGGGTTTTCACCTTCTTCATCGCCCATTTCTTCTTCGCCTTTTAATTCGTCGAACTTAGCTTGTAGTTCGTCAACAATAGCGTCTAGGTCCATGAAAAGTTCTTCTTCAGACTTTTCTTCGCCTTCTTCTTCTGGTCCCATTTCACCAGCTAGGTCGTCGGTTTCGTCACCTCCCATACCAGCATCCATTTCGTCATCAGCTTCGATGGCTAAATCGTCGAAACCTTCTTCTACTTCTTCGTCATCGCCTTCAGTTTCTGTGTCGGCTGCTTCTTCCATTTCTTCTTCGTCGTCTTCTTCTGTTTCTTCTGCGATTTCAGAATCAATCAAAGATTCATAAATTTCACGTGAAGCTGCAACCACATACTCGTGGAACAATTCTTCAGCTTTTTGTTGATCGTCATTGATCAAATGCTCTAGCATCTGTTCTAGTGTTTGTTTATTTGCCATGTTGTATTCTCCTTACATAGATAGGCTGTCATGTATTATTTACATAATACTGTAAAATATGTGGTTAAATGGTACTTTTTTGATTGGTTTCTATATTGTAAATAGTACCCTGGTACATATTATGAAAATCTTTAACCGTTATATGTTTTAAATTTTTTAATATTCTTAGTTTATCAGGTATATATCCGTTTTCTGGAATAACTCTATGAAAAGATACGTTATTCCAGTCTTTTATAATTTTTTCTGTTTGGGTTAACCAGTTACCGTGATACGTTGCAGTGTCTGTGCTTTTTTTATAGTTATAGGTGTCAGCATATACATTGTTAAATTTACCGTTATTACCTTCGTAATCAAAACCCATTATAAAAATATGTTTGTGGCCTTTTTCAATCGCTAACATCAACGCTGTAGGACCGCTACTCCATCCTCTATGCGGATTGAAAAAGTTTAGGCCTTTCTTTGTAGTTACGCCTTTGTTAGGATTAGTCCACACTGGATGCTTGTTGTGATAGCCTGCTGCAATTATTTCGTTTACCATTTTAACATCAACTGCTACTAGATAATCTGGTTCAAATTCTCGATAGATTGCGTTACAGGCAAATACAACACCGTGAGGTTTTAGAGCATGATGATTTATTTCTAATCTGCTCGTTCCATTTCCTAGTACAAATGCTGTGATATTATTGGGATTCGGTTGGTTCAACTGGAGTTCCATACATCTGTTTAATAAAACCCATTTCCGATTGGGTTTCAAAATCATGAGCTTCGCTTTGCATGCGTAGTTGATTGATTTGACGTAAGGTCAAGCGCAGTTTTCTTGTGTCACTTTTTTCTAAGACAGACGAATCAGAGGCGTTGTCATACCGACGATCGTTAGCAAAATCGTTTGTGGAGTCTTTAAACTGAAAAAATTCATTAAGAAGCATAATGTATTTATTACTGTGCTGGAGTTTCTGGCGGAGGTGCTTCAGCACCGCCTTCGGCTGCTGCTGCCATGTCTTCTGGAGCTTCTGCTGCTTGGCCTTCTTGTTCTGCACCAATTGCTGAAGGAGTAATGCCTACGCCTCGTAGGTCACCTGCTGCATCTGTGGCTGTGGTTGTACTAGTTATGTTTTCTTCTTTCCACATGCGTTCGTTTTCTGCAATTTCTTCAGGACTCATTCCTAAGAAACGTTTCATAGCGAATCGCTTACTGAGATGTGGAATCTGTGTTAATTGTGCAAATGTAGCAACTCGAGTTGTGTCTAATTCTGCTTGACGATAAGCTGCAAAATTCTGTGGTGGATGGAATTTTAATTCAAACAAACTGTTATCAATGGACACGCCATTGTTAATCATCCATAGTTTGAATTCTAAATCAAATGTTTCAATTACTGAATTTTGTAAACGTTTGCAGTACTCGTTAAATCGCAATTCTTGAATATACGCTGTGCCTACTTTTCCGTCAGCAACAGTGTTTGAAGCTTCTTCAATGCCTGTTGGCAAGTAAGCTGCTGGAATTCTTAACGCACGAAATAATTTATTAGTAAAGAAACGTAAGTCTGTAATTTCGCCTAGATTAGTACCACCCGGCAGTGTTTCAACTTTGCTTCCACGACCTTCTGCTGTCTGTGGGAAGAAGTAATCTTCGTTAGTTGATAGTGGATTATAACTGGCATCAATTAAGTTACCACCGCCACTGGCGCTTGGAATACGTCGTTGTTGAATTTCATTTTTTACACGCTCAACAAATGCCATAGCCATGTGTGCTGGCATGTTTCCTACGTCAACGTAAAAAATACGTCTTTCTGGAGCACGTTGTATACGATAGATAATAATAGCATCTTCAAGCAATTCTTTCTGCTTGTAGACTTTGAATACTGATTCTAATAGACTGTTACCAAAAGGATAGTTGTTGTCTAGACCTTCTGATAATGAAATGTGTATTACATTTTTAGCATCTACTGTAACTTCATTAACTTCGTTGCTAAATCGAGATCCTATAGATTGGGCGGCTGCTCCTACCATACCGCGACCAAAACCGCCGCCGGTTGTGTAACTGCTAGTACCGCTAGGAGCAGTATTTGTTGTGCCATGCGGAGTTGTTGCAATTAGATTTTTAAAATTAAAGTTAATGTCTTTAATTACGTACTGTTCGGGAACTTTTCCTTCACTTTCATTTACAATAATCTTTGTAACTTTAGAAGCATCAACAAACAACCATTTTTTAGTTTCGGGATCTTTTACAAAGAAACAATCGCCATATTTAAAAGTGTTACGTACAATTCTAAAAATACGTGTTTCAAATTGTTGATGCTTTGTCCATTTTTGTAGACTTTCTTTTAGTAATTTAATTTCAGTTCCGGTGGCTTGATTTCTAAAATTAAGTTGAAACGGAGTTCCGTTTTCTTTGTCTTTTTGTGTACAGAATTCAGCAAGGATATCTAAGGCAGCATTTACTTCTGAATCCATATCCATTGTGTCGTATTGCATATATCGTTCAATACGATTTGGAGTACCTGCGTATACATCTGGTAGATAACTTGAATAATTTGTTTTGTATGGCCCGGGTCTAGATCCGCCAGAAATTGGGCTAGACGATCCACTTTTATTGTCAAGATTAACCGGTGTAAAATATTTTTTCCAGCTCATTAATTATTTTCCAATTTATACAGCAGCAAACAAATTGCCGCTCATACCATTTGTAGCTCGAAGTTGTTTTTCGTTTCCTGATTTGGTCAACGCTACCAGCACCTCTAGATTAGTATTTAACCGTGCAAGCAACTCTGAGGGCATTTCTTGGCCTGCTGGAGTTGCTGACACTGTTTGTGTTTGTGGTTTTACTGGCGCTCCGGCTGCAGGTTTATTAGTTGCTGCTAATGCGGCAGTTGTTGTTGCTGTTGTTGTTGCCGCTGGAGTAACTGCTGTTTGAGCTACAGTAGTTGCAGGCGCTGACGGAGAAAACGGAGCACCTGCAATTGAAGCAATTGTACTGCTTCCTGCATATTTGTTAACTTTACCCATTACTTCGCCGCCGAGGTATCCTCCGGCTTTAGTTACATCTGTTCCAGCAATGGTACTAGTAGCTAATGCATTTGCCTGCGCTTGGGTCATATTATTTTGGTCAATGCCCATTTGCTTGGCCATGACGGCATTACCGCGTTTCATATACCATGCACTAATTTCAGCTGCTACTGTAGGATCATTAGCTAAATCGGGATTTTTAACTAATCGGTCATCACCAAAAATTGCTTTAGATGCACTAGCATAATTAGTCCTACCTGTTAATTGAATAAATCCTCGACCTCTAAATTTCCAACCGTCACCGGGTTCAGTATTACCCATACCTTTACCTAATTTAGTAGTTGATCCGTAGTTAGCTTCAGCCATTTTTTCTGGAGAAGCTTTCATTTCTTCTATTTCTGCGTCAGACTTACCTTTAGTAGCTGACTTAAAAATACTACGTATTCGGTCGTTGCTTGTATTCTTATAGTTTAAATTTTCGCTTTGAGTTTTTCCGCCCGACTCTTTCATTACGTTGCCAAGGGTAGCAGCAATCATCTTAGGATCGGTAATACCTTGTTTAACTAATGCATTTTTAATTAACTCTAAATTCTTTTGTGCATCTTGATTAATTGGTGGAGCTGCTCCGACAGTATTTCCACTAGAAACACTAGGAGTACTAGGAGTTACAGCAGAAGCTCCGGGAGCTTTCATAGTATCTCGATAATATGCCAATGTACTTTCAGGCTTATACCAGTCTGGTTGTTTAGGAGGAGTTTTTGCTGCTTCTGTAGCTTTCTTTTGTTCTTTGGTTAATGTTTCTGCTTGTTCTGTTGCTTCCTTAGTAGCCACTGTCTGTTCTTTTGTTGCTTTAGTTACAGGTGCTACTGCTTTTCCAATTTTTTCACCTACTACTTCACCTGCTTTATTTCCAACAAAATATCCAATAGCGCCGCCTAGCAGTCCTCCGACGGCTGTGCCGATGACAGGAACTATTGATCCGATAGCTGCACCTGCTGCGGCACCTCCCCACGCACCTGCTGCGCCGCCTGCTCCTCCTCCTATTGCACCGCCACGTTTTTCTGAAGCTTCGGCTTCTGTTATCTTTCCTTCTTTAACATCATTGCTAATATCACTTAGATCGCTAGCCATTGTTGCTACACCGGCTACTGCACCTACTACACCTACGCCTTTTATTAAACCACTAGCATTTTGCAGTGCTCTACCCGATTTAACTTTTTGAGTTCGTTTTTTGCGACGGTCGTCACCTTCAGTGCTAGGGCCTCCTCCACCGTTAACATCTTGAACAAACATAGGATCTTTAGGCGTGCCGCGCATAGCTGCTTTACCTTGTTCGTATTTTAATTTTAATTTAAACGCTACCATTGCAACTGAAAGCAGTCCTACAGTTGTTACAAGTGCGCCTAGATGATCAGCTATAAGTTTAAATGCTGTACCTAACGGACCTACTAGAGTTTTTTCGATAAAGTCAAATGCCTGTATTAGCTTAGGAGCAAATTCTCCAGCAAGTTTTGTAAATCGGTTGCTAAGTTCTGCTATATTCTCTTGGAATCGTTTCATGGATTCAGGATCCATGCCATCTCTTAAATCTTGTTCTCTTTTAATTCGTTGTTTTTCTAATTCTTCTTGTTGCTTAGCCAGTTGCTCTGACATAGTTGTAGTCCGAGCAGCTCTTTCGTTTGCATCATTGTAAGTATCACCATACGTACCTGCCATGTGTGCCGCTACTGTTTGAGCTGTAGCATTATCTGCTCCTGCTTTTGCAGCTGAAGTTAGACTGGTATCTAAATTAATTGCAGCTTCTTGAGTAAGTTTTCCAGACTGTTTAGTTTGAAGAGCAGTGTTCATTAACTCTCTAGCTAACATTGGGTTAACTACATTTAATTTCACCATTGCTTCATTCATTGTTCCTGTAGCCAATGCACCTTTGAACGCTTCTTGTTCAGTCTTGGTCATTGTGCCCATCAACATTTCTAAATTATCTTGACTAGTTTTATCAAGTTTCCTTTTAGCAACCTGATACTGTGCATCTCTAGTTCGTGCATCTTCTTCTTTCTGAAGAGCTTCTTTGCTTTTACCGGTCAATTTTGAAACAGCATCAAGATTTTGTAAGTATTGACCGGTACTGGCAATTAATTCTTCGTTAGATAATTGCGCTCCCTTTCCGGTCTTAGCCATCATGGTTTGATAGCGTATCATTCCGGAATTTACATCTTCAGTACTATATCCAAGATTAGCAAGGTTAGCGTTTAGATCTTTAAATTCGCTGCTTCTAATTCTTTTTGCCAAGTCAGCGAATCGTTTAGCACCGTCATTTACGCCAGCACCAAACAGTGCTAGACCCTCACCGTTCTTTGCTACTAGTGCGCTAAACCCGTCTATAGTCATTCCTGCGTTTGTTGCAGCACCAATCATGTCATTTATACTGCCACCAAAGTTTGCACCAACGCTTGCAGATTGCTGAAAGGCTTTGTAACTTTTTTCAGCAGCAGCCGCAACTGTTCCTAGTACACTTGCTAACACACCGCCTACAACTGGAATGGCACCCATCGCACTGGCTGCGGCTGTCATACTGTTACCCATTCCAGCGATAGCAGATGTTGAACTTGATATTGCAGAAACTGCACCTGTAAGTGCTTTATGCAGTCCGTCTAGATCGTCAACAGTGCTTTGTAGCCCTTTGATTGTTTCTTGTGTTAACTTGTTCTTTTTATCTTCAAGTTCTTTGGATTTTTTTGACCTAGTCTTTGTGTTTTCTGCTTCTTTGTCAAGCTCACCTGCTGTTTTTTTAGATGCGGCAGCTAGACGTCTAAGTTCTTTTTCAAGGTCCGATTGTATTTTTTGTTGCGTGGATTTGGATTTACCTTGCGAGGCCAACATAGCCAATGTGGCTTGAAGTAACTGTTTTAAAGTTGCTTCAGTCGCTGCATTGTTTAATTGTATTGGTTGCCCGTTAAGATCGCCAGTTACGTCTGCCATTTAATAAAATCCTTGAAAACTGCGCATATAAATACTATGAGTAGATATTCTATTTATCGGAGAACAAAATGACTGAAAATTCGTTGCCAGAACCATTAACAACTATGCCCAATCCTATTGCAAAGTCAGTAGAAATGGCTGCAAGGAAACCTAACCCGCTTGCTAATTATTTTAGACAACCAAAATTGTATATCAAGTTGCCTAGCAAGGGAGAATTCTATCCTGCTGGTTCACTAGATAAAAGTGAAATTGACGAGTACGCAGTTTATGCAATGACTGCCAAAGACGAATTAATGTTTAAAACTCCAGATGCACTTATGAACGGATCTGCAACTGTTGAAGTTATTAAAAGTTGTGTACCTTCCATTACTAATCCATGGCAAATGCCTTCTATTGACATGGATGCTATTTTAATTGCTATTAGAATTGCTACATATGGCGAAGAGATGGACATTACCACTGACTGTCCTGAATGTGGGGCATTTAACGACTATGGTGTTGATCTATCCCATTATCTTGCTCGTGCTACAGCATTCAACTATGAATCAAAAATTACTGTTGGTCCGCTAACTGTTCATTTACGTCCGTACTCTTATAAAGAAGTTACTAAGACCGCTGTTCGAACTTTAGAACAGCAGAAAATTATTAATATTGTAACTTCAGAGAATTTAACCGAAGAAGAGAAAGTTGAAAAATTTGGTCAATCATTTATTAAATTAACTGAACTAACAGTTGATGTAATTACTGGATGCATTTCACAAATTGATACGCCCGAAGGATCTGTTGACGATCCGGCAATTATCAAAGAATTTATTGCAAATACGTCTGCTGATATCTTTAATAATATTAGCGATCACGTTATTAAACTTAAAGATGATATTGCACTAAAGACTTCTGAAGTTTCATGTGCTGAATGTCAACACAAATTTAAAATAGAACTTACACTGGATCAAACAGATTTTTTCGCGAAAGGATCTTAAGACTCTCGCGTCCTGAGATCCAGTTGTATGTTAAGCAGATTGAAAAAGATGCTACTGAAATAAAAAAAGATCTTTTAAAAATTTGCTGGTATATGCGAGGAATGAGTTATCAAGAAGCACTGTTTCTCACGGCAGATGAGAGAAAAATAATAGGCGATATTATTAAAGATAACTTAGAGACCACTAAGAAAAGCGGTCTTCCGTTCTTTTAACCTTTCTTGGTTAATCCACTAACCATTTGACCAAACCCTGCAGGTGTTAACTGTTTCTGTTTTACAGTTCCAGTTTTTGCCGTTGCGGGTTTACTAACTGGTGCTGCTGGAGCAGGTGCTGCTGGCTTTGCTTTATTTGTTTTACTTACTGGTGCATTAGCCATAGTATTAGCTGGCTTTGCTACAGGTACTGCCGGCTTCGCTGCAGGTTTTGCTACTGGCTTTACTGACATTGCAGCTTTAACTTTAGGATCAGCTTGCAACATTGTTATAATTTCTTTTTTCTGTTCAGGCGCTAGCCCGGAAACAGCTTTTTGTGCTTGTGAATATGCAGTATCTGCTTTGGGATCTGGTGTTGGTGCTGCCGCAGTCGCTGGTTGACCCGTAGTTGCTGGCGCAGCTTTAGGATTTTGTGCTGGTGCTGCTGCCGGTTGTCCTGTAGTTGCTGCTGCTGGTTCTTCACCATTAGCTGCTGCTGATAATTTTCCAAATGCAGACTTAGGCGCTGCTTTAGGTGCAGGTGCGGCGGCTGGTTCAGTTGTTGCTGGTGCGCCCGTACCGGCGGCTGGTGCTGTAGACTGTCCCTGAGTTGCGGTATTTGCAGCTGGTTTACTTTGCGCAGTTGTTCCATCGTCTGTGGTTTCCGGATCGTCGCCTGCTCCACCCACAGTGTCTTTACCTGCTTTGTAGCCTTTTCGAATGGCTTTGCCTATTCCTACTATTCCGCCTGCAACTGATCCAACGCCCTTGGCTGCTGCTCCCACAGCTTTGCCTATTCCTGATCCTATTTTATTAAGTATCGGACCTTCTTCTAAAGGTTCTACTGATTCTACTATAATTTGATGGATTCTCATATTAGGATACCTGTGGTTGTTTGTTCATAAATTTAAGCAGACGCACTTTACGGTCTGTTGGTAATTTAGCAATCATTGTTTTAACTGTTTCAAAATCTACTGTATCAGCGGAACCAGGCGCTGGCAGTTTCATCGAAGTGAACACCTGCTTGATTATTTCTGCATCAACACCTTGCTTTTCTAAGAATTCAGCAACTTTGTTGCTGTCCGTTGGCGATCCTGCTTTTTGCCATGCAGACGTTAATTTATCTGCTGTAACTTTTGTAGTAAGATTTGTACCTTTAGTCTTTGCCCAATCAGCGGCCTTGCCTGCTGCACCTTTGATAGCATCAAATGGTCCTTCGTTTAACTGTGTAATTTTGTTAAACACCAAGTAGACTTGGCCTTCGCTTAGGGGACGTTGGCTGTAAAATACACTTTCTTTTTTGCCAGTATCTGCAACTCCGGCAGCAGCAACAGCACCTTGGCTTGCCGCTTGCAGTCCCGCTTTAGCAGTTTTAATAAAATTCAATAAAGAATCATTTTTTAACAATTCTTGTCTAGAAATTTCTAGAGTATCAATAATGTTTTGTCTATACTCTTTACTGTTAATAATTTTA